GGTGGATTTTAAGCGTTACCATGCGACCTTGGAACAGGTTGAGGCTGCATCTGGTGCTGAGTTTTTGGACAAGTGTTATGCTTGGGTAATGGCGCAGAGCGATATGTCGGGCAGTAGCGCAGCATAAAAAGGTTCAATTGAACCAAAACTGCAGGATAACACAATGAGCCTTACGATTAATCATCAAACGAATGATATATCCGCGACCAGCGGTTCTGTAACTTTAGATGGCGCGGGTGTTGGTTCTCCAGCGGGCTCTGTAATCTATCACGCAGCCAACTCTGCTCCTACGGGCTTTATAAAAGCCAATGGTGCGGCTGTTTCACGCTCAACTTATTCAGCTTTATTTACTGCAATAGGAACGACATTTGGCTCTGGTGATGGGTCTTCTACGTTCAACGTGCCTGATTTGCGTGGTGAGTTTGCGCGGGGCTGGGATGACAGCCGTGGTATCGATAGCGGTCGTTCCTTTGGTAGCGCACAAACCGATGAATTTGAGGCACACTATCATAGAATGATGAGTACGGGCGGCAACTCTAATGCGGGAGCAACAGCATATCCGTTTGGAGTTCCTTACAACTCTTACCAAGGTACTGGGTCCTATGACGCTAGGAACAGTGAAACAGTAGGTGGAGCGGCAGAAACCCGTCCACGTAACATAGCATTGCTTGCTTGCATTAAATATTAAGGAGACACCGGTATGAACGTATATCAAACAGATTTAAACGGTGTCTACTTAGGCGCTACAACAGCAGACCAAGACCCTTTGGATAGCACTAATTGGCTCATTCCAGCGGGTTGCGTAAAAACTGCACCACCAACTATCACTGAAAAGCAATTTGCTAAGTGGGACGGTGCAAAGTGGGGTGTGGAAAATATACCCGTTGTGGAATCTGACCCAGAACCCAAACCTTTGTCTGAAGCGGAAACAGTACGAGCAAAACGTGACGCACTACTAGCGGCGTCTGACCATATGGCCTTAGCCGACCGCATAACCGACGAGTGGCGCACCTTCCGACAAAGCTTGCGTGATGTCCCCAGCCAATCTGGCTTTCCTAGCAGCGTTACATGGCCTACGGAACCTAGCTAGTGCTTGGTTTTTCCCCTCTCGCTGGAGCGCCTATTGCTAGCTCTGGTAGTGTTTCTGAATCGGTATCTGTTACGGGAGTTGCTGGTACGGGGGCGGTTGGCTCTGTAACTACTACAAGCGCGGTAGACATATCCGTAACAGGAGTTGCTGGCACTGGTTCTGTTGGCTCTGCAACCACCACGGGTTTTGCAAATGTTACTTCCACAGGCGTCTCTGGCACTGGTGAAGTAGGCGGAGCGGCATCTTCTACCGACTTAGATGTAGGTGTTACAGGCATTGCTGCCACGGGGTCTGTAGGTTCCTCGTCTATTACAAGTGAATCCAATCTTTCTGTTACGGGCGTGTCAGGGACAGGCTCTGCTGGTACTGTAACCCCCGGATTTAGACAGTCTGTTACAGGAGTTGCAGGAACGGGCGCAGTAGGAAGCGCATCTACCACAAGTAGCTCAGTTATATCAGTTACAGGTGTAGCGGGGACAGGCGCAGTAGGGAGCGTATCCCTTAACGTTGATTCCAACGTTCCCGCTATAATGGGGGAAGCCCTTATAGCGTTTACTGACGGTCTTTTTGTGGGTGGCGGCGGTGTTAGTGGTGACGCAAATGTTTCTGTAACGGGAGTTTCATCCACGGGTGTGGTTGGTTCCGCAACGACTACTTCTTCAGCCGATATATCGGTTACAGGTGTTGCGGCTGCAAGTGCGGTTGGTTCTTTATCTACTAAAGTTGACAACCCTGTATCAGTTACGGGCGTAGCAGCTACAGGAAGTATTGGCACCACTTCAACTACTGCAGACAGCAATCTATCAGTTACAGGCGTTTCTGGTACAGGTGCGATAGGATCGCCTACAGTTACCGTTGATGTAGATGTATCAGTTACAGGCGTTTCTTCCACCACTTCTGTTGGTTCAATAGCCTCTAAAGTTGACAACCCTGTATCTGTTGCAGGTGTCTTTGGCACGGCAAGAGTGGGTAGTGTTTTAATTTGGTCTAGTATTAGACCAAACCAAACGTCTAACTTCTCTAATATAACCCCGTCACAAACCCCGTCTTGGACGAACATCGCTGCGTAGTTGATTAAACGGCTCTGCATGGGTATAGTTCAAACATATTTATAGTTGAGGTCCCGTCATGGCTACATACACCGCATCTAACGCGATTAAGAAAATAACCACGGGCGATGAATCGGGTTCGTGGGGCAACAGCACCAACAACAACTTTGATATTATAGACCGTGCTGCGAACGGCTTTGTTTCTATTTCTTTGTCCAGCACTTCTTACACTTTGGCGTTATCCACTACGGCTGTTTTGTCTAATGGGCATTACAAGGCGGTAAGGTTTACGGGAACTCCGGGTGGTACTTGCACGGTTACATTAGAGCAAAATGACAAAGCTCGAATGTATATGATCCTTAATAGTACAAACCAAAGCCTGTCTATTACGCAAGGATCAGGGGCCAACGTTACAATTCTTGCGGATAAGTCTGCAATTATTTTAGCTGACGGTGCTGGTTCGGGAGCCGCGGTTACAGACTTTACTGCGCTTGTTAGTATTTCAGAATTGGACGGCATTACTGCGGGGACGGTAACCGCTAGTAAATCAGTTGTCGTTGATGCCAACAAAGACATTACGGGCTTTAGAAATATTACAGCTACGGGAGAGTTGGACGCTGCCACCTTAGACATATCGGGCGATGCTGATATTGATGGCACCACTAATTTAGACATAGTAGATATTGATGGGGCGGTAAATATTTCTGCAACTACAACTATAGAAACTGATAATAAAATACAGTTTAGAGATACTGGCGTGTACATTAATTCCAGTGCGGATGGTCAGCTTGATATCGTTGCAGACACTGAAATTCAAATTGCGGCAACAACGATAGACATTGATGGTGCGGTGGCTTTAAATGGAGCGATTACAGGGGCCACTAACATTACATTGTCAGGTGAGTTAGATGCCGCAACATTAGATATATCGGGTGATGCAGATATAGACGGCACCCTTGAAACGGATGCTTTATCTATAGATGGTACGGCAGTCACTAGCACAGCGGCTGAGTTAAACATTATGGACGGTGATACGTCTGCCTCAGATGTGACTATTGTAGACGCGGATCAGTTTGTCTTAAATGATGAAGGCACGATGAAGCAGGTTGCTGCTACTAAAATAGCAGACTATGCTGCACCTAGCACCACTTTAGGAGACGTAGGAACTTATTCTTTCTTGATGCGTACCGCAACAGGGGTAAACGACTACATAACCGCTGGAACGACATATTCTGGAAGTGTGTTGACCTACGCTGGTGTGTCCCGATCTATTGGTAATGCTATAATTATCTCTCCAAGTGGAACACCTTCTGGAACGTGGAGGTCGATGGGTTATGTTGGTGCGGCATTTACTGGCTTTAACAATAGAGCAGCTTTATTTGTGAGGATTTCCTAGTGACTGCTACAATCACACAGGTGCGTAAGGCACAATCACTTAACTCTGATAATACTCGGATGGATGTGGAAATTAATCATCCCACTTACGGTTGGATACCGTACACCTTAGACCCTTCCGATACTGACACTACTGTTGATAACGACGCAGTAATGTCTTTAATTGGTACAGATTTCACCTCTTACGTTGCACCAACTCAGGCAGACTTAGACGCAGGAACAGCCCTTCAGATCCGTTCTGATCGTGACTATAAGTTACTCACAGAGGTTGACCCCTTAGTGTCTAACCCTTTGCGCTGGTCAGAACTGACTTCTGACAAGAAGACAGAGTGGTCACAATACAGAACTGACCTATTAAATTTACCACAGCAGTCAGGGTTTCCTAATACAATCACTTGGCCTGTAAAGCCAAATTAGGACAGATATAAAAATGCCTCTTTTAGACCTTAAATTTAAAGCTGGAATAAACAAAGAAACTACTCCGTATTCTGAAGAAAACGGTTGGGTGAATTGTGACAAAATACGTTTTCGATTTGGGTATCCTGAAAAGTTAAACGGTTGGGAAAAAAACTCAAACGAAGCTTTCTTAGGTCAATGCCGTGGAATGCATGAGTTTGTAGCGTTGAGTGGCGAAAAGTTTTTAGGCCTTGGGACAGAATTAAAGTTCTATATTAAAGAGGGTGTTGACTTTAAAGACATCACTCCAATTAGACAGGTTACTTCGGCAGGGGATGTCACTTTTTCTGCATCAAACGGATCACCTGTAATTACTATATCAGACACAAGTCACGGGTGTGTAGCAAATGATTTTGTAACCTTTTCTGGTGCCGCCTCTTTGGGTGGAAACATTACAGCAAATGTTCTCAACCAAGAGTATCAGGTTACAGAAGTTGTCGATGGAAACACTTACAAAATATCAGCTAGAACAGTTAGCACTATATCAAGTGTTACGGCTTCGGGAGGAATAATCGCCACGGCAGTAAATGCTACAGGTAGCGACACAGGCAACGGTGGTGGCAGTGTTGTTGGTACTTATCAAATTGGCACCGCTTTAAATAGTTCAGTCTTTGGCACTGGTTGGGGCGCGGGAGTTTGGGGTGGAACAACTACAGGCGCTCTTACTACAACGGTAAATGAGGGCGGTACACTTTCTGCTAGTGACACCACTATCACTGTGGCTAACACTGCTGGAATTGTAGCCAGTGACATTGTTTTAATAGATGACGAACTTATTCTGGTGGGGGGCATAAGTTCCAACGATTTAACAGGATGTACCAGAGGACACAAAGGCACCGCCGCCGCAACACATGCAAACGGTTCTGCTGTTAGACTTGCAACGGGCAACGCGGATACAGCGGATGATTTTTCTGGCTGGGGGCTGGCTCTTATTTCAGGGACAATTACGCCTTCTGCAAACTTACGCATTTGGGCGCAAGATAACTTTGGCGAAGACCTGTTGTTAAACGAAAGAAACGGTAGGATTTACTATTGGGATAAAACCAATGGTGTAAATACACGGGCTAAATTCTTAACAGATAGTAGCTTAGGACTTGGCACACGGACCTCGGTTCCTACGATAGCTACGCAAGTTCTTTTGTCTGACAGGGACAGGCATGTGATTGCTTTT